GTGGATGCGTTCATCGGGCCTAACCTGAAATCGCGAACCGTCTTCGTCGTCAATCAGGTCAACAAAAGCGGACAGTTTGACGAGCACAAATGTATGATCGGATTCGACAGTGAGCACGAAGCATCCGAAGCCTACCTGGCAAACTTCGAAGCCGGTTGGGACGGCCTGGGCTCGATTCACTCCGTGGAATGGCAAAGCTTCAAGAAGTGGTTGAAGCAAGGCGATACCACCAAGCCATTCGGAGGCGCCTGATGGCCTTCAAAGCTTCCAGAGTCCGTCAACGCCGCGCACCGGAACCGATCGGGCGCGGCAAGCCTATCATCCCATCAGCTGCAGTTGAGATCTGGTATCGCAAGCAGATGTTGTCTCTGGCGAAGGCGATGCTTGCGGATTACAAGGAGCAGATCCACAAAGTTCTGGCGTCCAATGTCGCAAAGAATTTCTACGCGCACGACGCCTCTATCAACTCTCTTTTTCAGGCCACGCTGAATAGTCTTCAGCAGCGTTGGAGCAAGTTGTTCGAGGCATTCGCCGATAAGATCGCCCCGGAATTTGTGGACCGCACCGACGGAGCCGCGACCACTGCGGCGCTCCATAGCTTGTCCACGGCGGGCCTCAAGCAACCGGTGGCGACGTATACCGAAGGCGTACGCCAAACTTTGCAAGCTTCAAAAACTTACAATCACACATTGATAACCAACATCAGCCAGGAAGTGCACGAGAAGGTTTTCAGTGCGGTGATGCTTTCGCTTACTTCGCCGAATCCAGAAGAACAAGGCATAGCAGGCATATCTAATGCTCTGCGGAAAGCGACCGACTTCTCAGAAGATCGAATCAAGCTTATTGCCAAAGATCAAACGTCCAAAATCTATAGCGCTCTCAGTGATGAGCGAATGATTCAAAACGGCGTGGAAGAGTTCGAGTGGATGCACTCTTCTGCTGGTAAAGTTCCGCGCCAATCTCACCTCGAAAAGAACGGTGAAATATTCAAGATCAATGATCCACGGCTTTGGGAGGGACCGAAAGCCGACCAAGGGCCGCCAGGGTGGGCAATCAACTGCAGATGCAGGAAAGTTCCGATTATAAGGTGAATGCGATGAGCGTAACGGTTGATGGTTTCGTTTTGAATGATGGTGACACAATTCCGCGTGCGTTGCACAACGCCCCAGCGGTATTCCGCAACTTCACCACGGACATAACTCTGAAGGCGTATAGTGGCGGCAGCATCCAGGCCATCGCCGGGACTACTCCAGAGTTTTATCGGTTCATTAACGCGGGCGATTCAACCGCCAAGCCAAAGGTCACCATCAAGCTCACCAGCGGCAATCAAATCCTTTTGGCCGCCACTAATGTTCTGGTGGATGACTTCACCATTTCGCACGGCGAAGAGTGGTTGCTGATCCAGGAAAAGAATTACTACTCGCCGTCCATTGCATTGAACGTGACCGCCGCGTCGGCTTCTGCCGAGCCGATTCCAGACCCGCTCAACGTCAATAACTTGAATGTAAGCGGGACGCTCGTTGCATCGGGCAATGCCGTCGTCCAACAAACTTTGGCTGTGAACGAAACTCTGGCCGTGAAGAAAACGTCAGGTTTCGTGGAAGGCGTGACGATGAACGCCACGTTGGAGGTGGACGGCGTTCTGACGGCCAAGAACCAGCTCATCGTGGACGGTGCAATCACTGCGAAGTCTGGCCTGGCAATCACAGGCCAACTCGGCACCAGTGGCGACTTCAACGTTGGAGGCAAGATCAATTGCGTTGGCGATGCTTGGGCCAGGGCCAACTTGGAGGTGGACGGCGAATTAACCGCCAAGAAAACCATCAACTTGATGAACCCGAATCAGGCCACGGCAGGTCAACCATTACTTCGCGTCGGCCAACAGAACCTTCCTGATGGAATCGCAAATAGCGCGCCGCAGTTCGCCATCCCGGATTGCCAATATGTAGGCATCGGTGGTGCTGAATATGGGGCCAACTCTTTCCGTGGGATCGGATTTGGATATGTGGGTGCATTGAATAATTGGTATCCGGCAATGATCGGATATCAAGAAAAGGCATCCACACAGGAAACATCCGGCGATCTGGTATTTTTGACGCGCTCGACTCTGACCAACATCGCACCGACAGAGCGCTTGAGGATCACTGCTGCCGGGGTCATCCAGGTTAATGCCTCGATGAATGCCAACGGCAGCCTTGATATTTACGGCGCCGCGACATTCCATGATACGGCATATTTCTCGAAAGCAATAAGCATCTTCGACCCTCAAGCTGATCAGATGCCGATGATTCGCGTTGGAATGAGTAATGCCGGCGCGGCCAACATTGCCAAGGCCATCACCGATCCAAAGTCTCAGTACATTGCTGTGGGCGGCGGCGAAAAGAATGCCAACTCGGCACGGGGCATCGGGTTCGGCTTCGTCGCAAACGGCGCCACCGATTGGCACCCTGCCACCATAATGTACCAGGAAACGAACACCGCCAACAGCACCAGCGGCGACCTGGTATTGTCAACGCGCCCGACCCAAACCAACGTGGCGCCATCCGAACGCCTACGGATCACCGCCAATGGCGTAATTCAAACCGCCGCGTCATTGTGGCTGCGGCTTCCAACGGCACCGCTGGAGACCAGTTCAGCATACCAATACCTCAACATCGGTGGCAGTGAGAAAGGCCTGAATACAATGCGCGGCATTGGGCTCGGCTATGGCTCGACTGATACGGACTGGAAACCTGCCTATATCGGATTCACCGAGACGGACACCGCAGCAAACACCCAAGGTGACATAGTCTTCATGACGCGCCCTGGAACGACGAATGTGGCGCCTACAGAGCGTTTGCGAATTGACTCGCACGGCGATGTAAGGGTTCCAACCTATTACGTGCCAGGAAATGACTTTTCTCTGGCAACCAAAAAGTATGTCGATTCGAAAGTGACGCCGCCAGCATTGGGCGCCATCGCCAACTTGAATACGTCGCCCGCAGGAATCCACACGCCTGGTCACAACGACACTGTAGTGGCGACGGCGGGAACCAATACGTTGCAACTCCCGCTTATCACCCCAGAAACCATGCCTGATGGCTTTGAGTTCAAGGTGGCGTGCGCAAATACGTCCGGGACGCTTGCCGTCTCCGTCCCAACCAATTCCGATGGCATCGGCTTTATCAAGTTACTCGCCCCGGCTGACGCGGTAACTGAAACTATCAACTTGACCGCCGGAACCATTTGCCATTTCAAGGTCAGTAATGGCAAATATGTTTACTACTCGTTGACCATTGCGAACTAAGGAGGTCATATGCCGCTCATCAAAGGCACCACGAAAGCGTCCCGCGAAAAGAATATCAAAAAGGAGATTGAAGCCGGAAAGGATCCAAAACAGGCAGTTGCAATTGCATACGCGACCCAGCGAAAAGCAGTCGCCAAAAAGGCCCATTCCAAAGGCAAGGATAAAGGGATGGATTCGATTCGTCAACTAATCGGTGATCTTTGCAAGATGGACGCCGACCTCAAGAGAATTCCCAAATGAAAGCGATCCTAACTAAGGCTTCATTACACAATGATGCTTACTGTGTATTTTGCGAATATGCAGAACGGCGAGTGTTTGGAGTCCGCGTTATTGTTCTTGATTTCTTTGCGGCAGTTATTGTAGTGGCCGGCCTGATGTAACTTCAAACAACTAGTGTGGTAGTAAGTTGTTGCGTATAATACACTTGCCACCACACTAGTTGCAACGGTATAATGAACACCATATTCTTTCGGTTTGGTTCTTAATCATGCCAGCATCGGCTCGACGTATTGACGAAAATGGGTTTCTTGAAATTAAAGGCTGCCCTATTTCATCTTTCGGGATCTTTGAGTATTCCGCAGGGCAACTTGGGCTGCCTGGGGATCCAAACCGCATTGTCAACGTCTACCGTCCCGAATCTGCCGTCAAAGATCCCGCCGCTATCGCTTCTTTCAAGAACGTTCCTCTGATCAATGATCACGAAATGTTGTCTGGATTTGACGATGATGACGCCGGTTCTGCTCCAGAAGAGTACGGCATTGATGGCGTGATGACGGGGAATGTGTATTATGACGCCCCGTGGATGCGCGGCGATCTTAAAGTTTTCAGCCGCTCGATGCAGAAAGCTCTGAGGTCTGGCAAACGCTGCCTTTCCTTGGGTTATGACTGCGAATTCGAAGAACGGCCAGGAGTTTGGGAGGGAACGCCTTATGAGGTGGTTCAGACCAACATGCGCGGCAATCACATCGCCCTGGTAGAAGAGGGCCGCGTGCCAGGTGCGCGAGTGCTGGACGGTCGTTGCTTCGACCATCTTAGCTTCAACATCAAATCAACAAGTGAGGTTAACGCCATGGTTCGCAAGAACAAAAAGGCAATGGACAAAGCGGCGCGTGACTCTGCCGTTGAAGAGTTGAAGGCACTCGTGCCACAGCTGTCCGCCGCTCTCCAGACGTTCCTGGAGGAAGAAGGTGAAGAAGAAGTTCACCAAGAAGGCAACGAACAAACCGAGCAGAACGAAGAAGGCAATGAGCCTGAAATCGTCAACCCGGAAGAGTCGCTGCGTGATGAAGAGCCAGAAATGAACCAGGAGCCTGAGACCTCTGAGGAAGAGCAACAGGAAGAAGGCGAGGAGCAGGCCCTGATGGACCTGGTTGCCAAAGCCCGTGCCATCCTGGAACAGCTCCAGGCAGCGGCTGAAGGCGTCACCGACAACGTTGAAGGCTTGCAAGGTTCGAGCCTGCAAGGCGCGCAGGTCAGCACTGACGATGACGACATGAAGGGCGAGGATGACAAAGATGAGCCCGAAGCCCCACGAAAGGAAGCGCCTAAGAAGGCTGAAGATGCTGCGCTTCGCCGTTTCTACGCTGACGCTGCTGCTAAGGATAGCATTTACAAGCGTCTGTCTGCCGTGGTCGGCACATTCGATCACCGAGCTATGGACGCAAATCAAGTATGCACTTATGGGGTGAAGAAACTCGGCCTCAAGTGTGCTAAAGGCCAGGAGCGTTTCGCTCTGGATGCCTACTTGACCGGCACCGAACGTGCTCGCGCCGAAGCCAAGAAAATGGGCGTACAGCGCAAAGCGCAGGACTCCATCGCCAGCGATGAAATCAACAGCTACCTCAACGGGGGTAAATAATCATGCCTTTCCAACAAACTGTCAATCGTCAATACACCACCGGTTTTGCTGGTGAGTTGGTAGAAGACGGCCCAAAACGTGCCCGTCCTGCGCGCATCGCGGCTCTGCCTGTCGGCGCCCTGGCCACCGGCCCAAACCGCATCAGCCGCGCATTCGGCTATGCAGCCGACATCGGCACCGTCGGCATGGCCGCGTCCATCACCGAGGCTTCCCGCTCGATGGAAGTTCAAGTCGGCGGCAAAGTCTTCTATGGCATCCTGGGCCATCCGAAGCACTATGCCCTGTTCGGTTCTGCCGACGGCTCGCTGGCTCCAAGCTACGACCTGCCGAATGGCGCTGAAGGTGAATTCTTCGACATGGCCACCGGTCTGGTCGTGGAAGTCATCAACCACACCACCGCAGCTGCGACTGTAACCTATGGCGATAATGTCGGCTATGTGCCGAACGACATGGCCGTTGCGGATAACCCGCTGGGCTTGCCTGCAGGAGCGCTCGTCACCTGGCCTGGCGATTCCGGCCCACCTCCGACCGGCATCGTCGGCATCCCGAATGCCCGCGTTGTCAATGCCGTGAGCATGGGTGCATCGGCGGTCGGCGCGTTGGTTGCGGCCACCACCATCATCCAATTGACCCAGTAAGGGAGCGAACACAACATGAGAGCAGCTATCAGTCAACGCCATTCGCGCCTTTCTGGCCGCAATGCGCGACCGCTCGACCTGAAGAAGATCACCGACTCGGCAGTCCGCGATTTGGCCCGCATCGGCTTCGTGATCGATCATTCCATTGTTCAAGACCAGATCAAGGCTCTGGCAAAGGCCGGTGCGTTCCGTGGCGCAATGGACTCTTCGTTCACTGCCCCGGTCACCACGCCGTCTCTGCCAACCCCGATCCAATTCCTGCAGACCTGGCTGCCTGGCTTCGTGAAAGTCATGACCGCCGCTCGCAAGATCGACGAGATTGTGGGCATCGATACCGTCGGTTCTTGGGAAGACCAAGAAATCGTTCAAGGTATCGTGGAACCTGCCGGCACCGCGACCGAGTATGGCGATTACACCAACATCCCGCTGGCAAGCTGGAACGCCAACTTCGAACGCCGCACCATCGTTCGTGGTGAGCTGGGTCTGTCGGTCGCCAC